GCAACCTGTTGATCGTAGAAGTCGGGATCGTTGATCGAGTGATTGATCTCCTTGATCAGGAACGACTTCTGCTTTTCGATCGTTCTGACGTCATGTGCTCGAGCAGCGACCTTCGCCTCCTGAAGGATCGAAGCGGCGACGGCTGTCGAGCTCACCTTCGTCTTCAGAAGCGAATTCAGCAGCCTGAACTCCTTGTGCAGTTCTGTGCCAGGTTTGAAGTACCTCTTCATGATCTTCAGAGCATGACGAGAGGCACGATCATTTCCGTCGATCAACGACCTTGAGATGACTCCGACGAGAAACTCGTACAGCAATCCCACATTCCGCTTCTTCCGATGTGATTTAGACACGATCATCCTTCCGTGGGTTGCAATAAAGTATCGAGTTCAACATGAGTTCTACGAGTTCAGTCATCCAACAACACGTCAATCTCATCCTGAACATCGATGCCCTCGCCCATCAGGTTGGTCGAGCGCGCCATCTCTCGATCTCGATACCTGATGAAGTTCTTCAGCATCGATTGCTGGTCACCTGACAGGCCAATCTTCACAACATTGTCCCTACGAAGCGATTCTCCGAACGGGTTGCTGATCACAGACTTTCTCCACTCGCTGTCGGTGGGATCGGTCATTGCTTTGTTGTCGATTCCTGTCATCTTGACAAAATCAGGCATGTGCGTCTTCGATGCACCGTGCGTACGTCGTCTTGAGCGGTTGTATTGAGCTTTCTTCAGTTGGTTCGTCGGCTTGACAGGTGATGCATCATCACGCAATGATACGTTCAGCGCGAACTTTTCATCGTCTGATGCATCATCCGCCGACGTTAGGAGCGAAACTGACGGATCCTCTTCCTCCTCTGGATCCTCTCCGGCGTTTTCCTCGGGCGGAACATCGTCGGCAGGGGCGTCATCCTCGCCTCCTCCCAAATCCTCATCGCCACCGAACAGATCGTCTCCACCACCACCAGCATCATCGCCACCCAAACCATCGCCGCCATCAGCGCCAGCAGCTTCAATCGAGGCTTCAAAGAGCTTTTCCTGCATTCTGAAGTTTGCATTCTCCCTGATCTCTTCATCGCTCAAGCCCCAGATATCCTTCTCAACAAGGTGCTTGCTTCCCATTCCCTCGGGCAACGAACCACCGATCTCAAACTTGGCTCGCCACAGTTCGAGCTTCTGCTGCTGAGCAACCGTCGATGGATTCGACAAGCGTAGCGTAAAATTCTGAAGATCGTCGTTCTCGTATCCATGCGCAAACAGATGAACGATGGCGATCTTGTTCAACTCTGAGATCAGCGTCTTCTGGATCACGCTGATCGTTCTTGAGAACCTGATGTCCTCCTGGGCTAGCGTTGCCTTCGATGACAGCATTTCATCGTAGCCCAAGTACGCCCTAGGAATCTTCAGTGCAGCAAAGAGTTTCTTCTGGATGTACGCGACGTCCTCGACGGCTGCGGCATTCTGGCCACCTGCAAGGGTATCGATTCGAGTACCTGTGTCCTGCCCTCGAACTGGGATGAAGTAGTCCTCATCAACAGACAGGGGATTGTACCTCAGGTCGACACGACCCGTGGTGTTGTCGATGACCTGGTTCGTCCTGAGGTTCTTCCGTTGTTCCTCGATGTACATCGGGATGTTTTCGGGCGGAATGTTCGCAACATCGATGTAGAACACGCGACGTTCAGGAGCTCTTACAACCCTGTACACGAGCATCGCGTCCTCAATAAGGATCAACTGTCGCCAGATGCGGCGTGCTGACTCAACGACGGATGACCCGTACGGCAAGAACATGTCGTTTCCGAGCAACCTGAAGTGGGTCACCTCCCAGTTCTCGAGCACGCGGTTTCCCATCGTCACCCAACGGAACCTGACAGCGAACGGATCGTCAGCGTCGTAGTTTTCCTCGCGTTCGATCTCATTGACAGGGATGGGAAATACGTTGACAACGCCGTACTCAGGATGCACGTCATTGAAGAGGAAGAAGTCTCCGTACTTGACTACGTTCCGAACCCATGAACGACCGTTAAACTCGATGTTCAGCGTATTGTAGAAGAGATCTTCAAGGAGTTCCTTGATCTTCTCGTTCTCCGAGTAGACGTGAAGGATCCTTCCCTTGTCATCCTGAGCGCATGTTTCATCAGCGTAGATGTCAAGAGCGCCTGCAATTTCAGGCGTATACTCCATCTCGTTGTAATCGGTGTAACGCATCAAGCGTTCGCTCAGGTTGTAAGCGTTGCTTGTGATGGTAGCGTACGTTGGTGACAACGACTTTTGAAAGAGCAGCGTACCTGAAGACTTCGTCTTGTCGGCGATCGCTACCGTTGTGTCAAGGTTCTTGATCTTTCTCTTGACAACCGGACCAGAACGAAAGAGGCGGGTCAACCTCTTGAACAAGCTCTTGGGCTCTTTTTTCGCCATTTTTCCTCTGCCCCTTCATTCAGGTCGGGGCAAACAATTCTAGATGTGCGCGATCGCCGCGTATAGGATGTTATGCCCTACGGCGTCGATCAGTCGCCATCCTTGACGGCTCGAAGGCTGACTGTCTTTGGTTCCTGCTTCACCCTGGGAACGTACGATCCAGGTGTGCTGACCATGTCCTCAAGCACCTTCTCTAGCTCAGCAAGATGTGGTGTGACTGAGTTGATCGCGGATGCTGGAGCTGCTTCCTTGAAGTCAGAGATGGACTCAAGAAGCTTTGAAGCTGCTGTTACCACATCTCTGATTGCTGTGTGATCAACGGCTTCACGAAGCTGCTTCAGCTCCTCCTTCACGATCTTCCGAAGCGTTACGCTATCGATCCGATTTCTTTGCGACATCACGTGCACCTCGCCCTAAATATGCGGCCCAACTCATCTATACAACCATCGAAAATCTGATGCGAATCCTCTTCCCGCTTGATCCGCTCTTTTAGCTCGGTGAACGTTGTGAGGCTGCGCGCTCATGATCTGATGGTTCATGATTGGGACGACGTCATCGATACCACCCGGCATGGTACGTTGGTCCCTTCTATCGACGGTCGATGCCTTGAGCATTGCGATAGCGATTGCCATGTTGTGCTCGCTTGTTTCAGCACCACCCTCGACGAGCCATGCGCCGATCGAAATGCTCATGACAAGGTCGTCGTAGTTATCCTTCAACGCTTCAGGTTTGTTGCCGTTCCAAACGAACGCTTGAAGTTGGTCGTACAACCTCTGCGAGAACGAGTGGATCTTCTTGTTTCGAATCATCTCCTCGAGCTTCGAAAGGATCTGTGGCCTTGTCTTTGAGTTCGTTGTGAACCCAGGATTTTCGCTTTCGTCGACAGGGATGTAATTGAAAGGATCACCCTTGTTTGCGTGGTAAAACAGCCTCTTGTACCCCTTCGTTTTGAGCTTTTCGCAAACGAAGTAGCCGAACGTGTTGTTCTCAGGAACGGCCAAGGCTGTGTTGTAGATCTTTCCCCACTCCATGATCATGTCTGCCAGCTTTTCAGGTGGCATCTTTCCCATGTACTCAGCGCACACTATGCCAGTTTCGACATCGATCACGTGAAAGGTTGAGAAATCCCTTGCGTCTCCACGAGCAGCGTCGGCCGATATCACGTACTTGTGACCGACCTCAGGATCCTTCCAGATCCAGATGTCCTTCTTGGGACCCTCTCGCCTGACAGGTAACTTGATCATCGTACGAAGATGCTCGAGATCGTCAGATTGAAGGAACGTATCACCTGAAGCGATGAAGTCGCAGAGGTACTCCTGAGCGATCTTCTTCTTCGGAAGACTTCGTGTTTCGCTGTCGAACCAGGCTTGATCATGCTCTGGGTGCTCGTGCCACATGATCTTGATCGGATTGAAGCCGTTGACTCCTGCTTCCGCGTCGATCCACAGCTTGTAGTACTGACCACCCACGCCGTTTGGTGTGGAAAGGATGATTGCACGTCCGCCGGTGGAGAACGTTGGCGATAGACCCGTCCAGATCTCATCGAAATCACGGATGAACGCGGCCTCGTCGATGATCAGAAGCGAAAGCGCTTCAGAACGACCAGCGTCAGATGCCGTTGGGATAGCCTGGATCTGTGAGCCATTGCTGAACGTAACCTGCTGCTTGCTTGGCTCGAACTTCGGGAGAAGCAGCCATTTTGGGAGGCTATTCAGCGCAACCGTGACCTTCTTGATGAAGTTCATCGCTGTTTTCAGCTTGGTGGCGATGACAAGAATGTTCTTATCCTTCTGGAAGATCGCCATCCAGACTGCATACGCAGCGCAGACGGTCGATAGCCCCAGCTGCCTTGATTTGAGCACGATGTTCAATCGATGCTCGAGGAACGCTTCAACGCACCCATCCTGAAACTTGTACGTGGCGAACGGAACGGATCCTCGAGTCGGATGCTGAATCTTCACGTACTTGTTGATGAAGTACGTTGGATCCTTACCACACTTGATGATCTCGTTAACCTGGTCCTGACGTGTAAAAACAGCCATCAGCCAAGCTCCACTGCCACCTTACGCCTGAAGTACGCTTGCCTCCGAGCGTTGTGCACGTTGACGTTGATGATCTCGATGGAATCGTTCTTCGATTCCTCAATCAACTTCGTTGACAGTGCCTTCCCCGTGATGTCCTTGTACCGTGATTTGACAGATTTGATGACCGAGGCAACGACGGAGTCAGCTTCCGACTCGCATCCCCTCTTCATCTCGATCATCTGTCGCTCCGTTGCAAAGACGACGATCGCTGCGTAGGAGATGAGAAGTCGATCCTCACCCGCCAGCGACATCTTCACGGAATACGATGCAGTCTTTGGTGTCGACGAGCGACCCCAGGTGCTATCGATCGCCTGCCCGAGGGCGTTGAAATCTATCTTGTCAGTCGTTGCCATCTAGGTGCTCCACACCTAAATATGGCATACGAACGTTGCTAGTCGACTTCAAAGTTGAGAAGCATTCCCGGACGTTCAACGACCGACGCAGCGATCTGTTCAGCGGACGGTCGCCAGCCCTCTGCCCAAGCTTTCCTTCTTGGGTGAGCCCATGTCATTGCGCATGCATGACAGCACTCGAATGATTCGTAAGCGATATCATCATCACGCGATCGCATCAACGCTGTGCACAGCGGGCAGGAAATAGGTACGCCTGACACTCGATCGTTAGGAACGATCACGTAATGATTGCCAGACTTCTTGTACAACCTCTCGCCGGGATAAGGAAGCCACTCAGTCATGGATCACACGGGAATCCTTTTCATTCTTCGAGATCTCCAGTACGACATCAGCGACGTCCTTCACGCCCTCCACATGCGTGATGACGATGATGATCTTGAAGTAACGCTTCAAGGAGATCAAGAGTCGATTGCATGACTCAACGCCTGCTTCATCTAGCGAACCGAATCCTTCATCAAGGATGAACATGTCAGTCTTAGGCAACGACGAGATGTTGATCAAGGCTACCCTGATGGCAACGCTAGCGATCATCTTCTCCATGCCTGAGCACAGCTCGATGATACGCCTGCTATCGCCGTAGTTGATGTAGACCTCCATCGAATCAGATTCATCATCCGTCTCGAGCTCGATGGTGAAATCAACGATTCCTTGAAGGATCTTAGCGATCTCGGAGTTGATGACAGGAAGCTGTGATGAGGTGATCACGCTGGGAATTCCCTTCCTTGAGAAGGCCTGCGCGATGAGCTCATGAGCCCTGATCCTCTCCAACGTCGACTCTCTCGATGCTCGTTCCGTCGACAGCTTCTCCAACATCGTCCGGAGACGACCCCTCTCAGATGCTAGCTCGAGCTTCTCGGAATCAATCGCACGAACGAACGACTGCAGCTGATCGATCCTCGATCGCAGCGATACGACCTCAGCGTTCTCCTCATTTTTCAGCGCTTCCTCAAGCTCTGAGAGCTTCGCTCGAAGAGGTTCCAGCGAACGTTTGATCGAATCAACGCTAGCCTCATCCTTGACCATCTCCAACTGCTTCGCTGCTGCATCGAGCTGGTACTTTGATCTCAACTCGATCAGCTTTTCGAGCTTTGTCACCTTGTCAGCCAGTCCCTCTTCACGTAGCGTAGAAAGGGATTTCTGAGCGTCAGAGAGCCTCTCAAGAGCTGAACTAACACGTTCATCCTGAGCTTCGGCCTTAGGCTTGATCTGGTATGCATCCTTGATGAACTTGCAGCTGGGGAATTTGTCGCCACAAGGTACCTGATCGAGGATCAACAGCGCGCGTTTCTGCTGCTTCTGCAACGTTGACTCACGTTCGTAACCCATCTTCAAGGCAACGACGCTAGCGTCAAGCGAACGAAACGCAGCCAACCTCTTCCTCATGTCATCGAGGTTGTTCTCTCCCTCAAGCTGCTCGATCGTCCTTATCTTGTCAAGCAACTTTTTGTGTTGATCGACCGTCGAGTTGTACTTCTCCTCCAACCAACCCAGCTGCTCCTCGGCGGCGGTGACCCTGGTGCGGTGAGAATCAACCTGCGACTTGGTGACTGGTGTGAAATCCTTATGCGCATGAAGTTGTTTTCTACAGTCCTCCAGCACCTCCATCGATTCGTTGTGTTGGTTTGTCTTGTCATCAATCTTCCGAGAAGCTGATGAGATCTTGATGTTCAGCTGTTCAGTCAAACCATCCCAATCACGATCTGGAAGCTGCCTCAGCTCTCCCTTCGTGGAGTTCATGTCCTTTTGGGCCATGTCGTGCATCTTATCGAAGATGTCAAGGTCGAGGAATTTCGTGATGTTCTGCCTTCGCTTCGTCGATCCCTGCGACAGAAACATCTTGATCTCATCCTGAGCGGACAAGGACGTAAGCATGAAGTCCTCAGGCGTGCCGATCAACTTTCTGATGACACGCTCCGTATCGTTTCGCTGCTCTCCAGCGAGATCGACAGCCTCACCATCTTCCATTCGGTAGACATTTAGCGCGGTCGACGCGTTGATCTGCCCGCGCTTGTTTTCGCTCTTCGTCGTTTGACGCTCGATCACGTAGTCCGTCGTTCCATCGACGTTGATGATGAATCTTGTGTAGCAGTATGGCTTTCGCGTGTTGACAACGTGTAGGTTCTTTATCGATCCTCGATCTGTACCGTTGAACAACCCGTACATGATCGTTCCCACGATGGATGACTTGCCACAACGGTTTGGCCCAAAGATGCCAACGATTCCATTCAGCAGCTCAAAATTGATGACGTTACCGTCGCCATACGCTAACGTGTTATCGAACTTGACGTGCTTGATGGACCACTTTGTGTTCCTTGCGATCTCATCAAGTCCTGCTTGCGATGCATACCCACGCACCAGCTCGACGACCTCTCCCCAAACGTGCTCGGGAACCGTCGTTTCGTGATGATACTCCTTGATCAGTTTCACGAGAACATCAGGATTCCTGAGGTCCTCCTTGATCACTGTCGTTGATCCATTGAAGATCACGTCACGCTGGACCTGATGATCCGTTTTGAAGGTCACCTCCATCGCCGATAGCTTGTCACGCAACGACGTCGAGATATCAACAACGTCCCTTTGCGACAATATCTCCTTCGAGTGCACACGAAACCGAGCGCCCGGTGTGCACGTCAGAGCAGCACTTTCGACAGTGGCAGCTAGAGTTCCTAGCCACGGGATGGTGATGTAGGGCTTCGGGTTAGGAAGCTCCTTGAACTTCACGTCAAAGTTGTCACGCGATGAGATCGTCCAGTCGAGAAATCCGTGTACCTGATCCTCAGCATAGTTCTGTTGGATCGTCGATCCAGGATACGCGATGTACGGCTTCTTGATCTTGATCCTGATCTTCTTTGACATCAAACTGCGTCTCCAACGATCACAGCACCCGGGTACTTCGACAGATCATCCTCATCGATCACGAGCTCAGACTCCCTGAAGTCAAGGAACTGCAGCTTGTGAATGTCTCCAAGGAAGCAAAAATCAAACTTGCTGAAGAAATCGACGGTTAGTCCGTCCTCGATCAGCCAACCGGTCTCCGTATGAGCGCCCCAGACAGGTCCATGATAGCATGCGATGTTCACGTCGCCGGCCTTGGGTTCAACGTTTTTCCAACCCTCCTCGTCGAAAAGGCTGAAGATGCAAAGGTTGAAACCGGGCTCGATCTCGTACACACCGCTCTTCTTGTAGAGGTGCACCCGCTTGTTCGATAGCGCTTCGACGATCGGGGTGATAGCATCCTGCCTCGACATGTTCACGAGGTTACCGTCATGATTGCCAAGCGTGAGATGAACCTCAGCTGTGGATGCCATCTCCGTCAACCACCAGTTCATGAAATCGATGTACTCAGGGGAGATTCCTGATGTCTTCGTATGAAAGATGTCACCTCCCACGAAGATGTGGGTGATAGCATCGCGCTTCACCTGCTTGACGAAGTCAATGAAAACCTCCCTGTACTCCGCGTGCCGACTGAGGCCTCTGACATGAACGTCAGCAATGTGAGCAATCCTAAGCGTTCGTTCCATGTACCTCTGCCCATGTAAACTCTA